TCTTTTTGAATCTACAAATAATGTTGGGTAGAACTTTTCACGAGTAGCAAAGTGTTTACCATCTTCATATCCACGAACCAAGAAATTATCTCCGACCATTTGGACGTTGGTATAAAATCTCATTACGCAGTTAATTCAGTATATTTGTCTATTACTATACCAGTAGGATCTGCGATTGTCAATATATCTTCTGATCGTATCATAAATTCTTTTTGATTTGTAACCTCAGACTTCCAAGGTTTCATATCATCTACATCATTAAAAATATATGGATTTATCAATTTACAGTTTGGGTCTCCTATTTCTGCATCTAATTCTACTACCTCTGCAATTAAGACAGTATCAACATCTATCAGTACACACTTAATCATTTGTTTCCTCCTTTATACTAAATGCCTCATTCTTATCTATAAACATCTGTTTAACAGATGCGATTGGTTCAACTACAGTGGTTACAACATCTACAGGTATAATCACTTTTTTATCCGCAGACAAAATAATCCAAGGTATCAACATTACATCAATACCAAAATCACCTGCTTTCTTTTCCTCTTCAGTTAAAAAAGATTTTTCTCTTGTTTCAACCTTATGAGGATTTTCAAGTAAATATGCATGTGCTTGTTCCGTATCTTCTGCGACTAACTCTTTCATCTCTGATATAAGAGTTTCTCCAGATTTAAGTAGAGTAAGTTTGATTGACATTTTACAAATTAATTATATGGTAGGTTCCTATAGCCGCTTATGCTGAACCTACCAAGGGCATAACCGCAGCCAGTATTTCTCTGACAAATATATTATAGCACAACTTCTCCAATTGTCCAAGACCTGAATCCTAAATCCTCAATAATGTTGTGAATATTCTCCTCATTGTTAGAAGATGTTACAATACAGTAACCAATACCAAGATTAAAAACATTTATCATCTCTTCCTCTGGAATCTCACCTGCTAACATAATTTTTTGAAATATCTCAGGTAACTGCCAAGAATTATAATTTAATTTGACATTCAAACCTTTAGGTATACATCTTGGTAAGTTTTCTGGAAGACCTCCACCAGTGATATGTGCCATTCCTTTTACAAGTTTATCTTCTACAAGTTTTTTTACTATTGGAGCATATATGATTGTGGGAGTAAGTAACTCAGGTGTTCGATTTAAAAATAATTTTTGTTTAGTAATCATATCATTAATAAGACTAAACCCATTACTATGAAGTCCGCTACTTTCAATACCAATAATAATATCTTTTTCTACAATGGTTCTTCCATCAATATATTCATCTTCTTCAACAACACCTACACAGAAACCTGCAACATCATATTTACCAGTTGTATAAAACTTAGGCATCTCTGCAGTTTCACCACCTAATAGTGAGCATCCTGCAATTTTACAAGCGTCAGCGATTCCATTTACAACAACTTTGAGAATACCACTATCAAGTTTACCGCAAGCAATATAATCTAAAAAGAATAAAGGTTCTGCACCACAAGTGATTACATCATTGACACACATTGCAACAAGGTCTATACCAATACCATGATGTTCATTTGCCATACGTGCAAGATTTAATTTAGTGCCAACTCCATCTGTGCCAGATACAAGGACAGGATTTTTATAACCAGATGGTATTTTCATCATACCATTAAAACCACCAAATCCACCCAAGACTTCTGGTCTATGGGTGGACTTAATAGTGTCCTTTATATCATTTACAAAGGATCTACCTGCTTCAATATCAACTCCAGATGTTTTATAATCCATCTAATTACATAATTTAATTATATTATATCACATATAATCTTTTCGTGCATGGTGTTCTGGAACTACTTTACCCAACTTAACGGTAAGTAATCCATCTTTAAATAAAACCTCTCTGACTTCAATATCTTCTGATAGTGACCAGGTTCTGTTGAAAGATCGTTGAGCCAGTCCTTGATAGACATACTCGGATTCTTTCTCTTTTTCTTTTTTCTTTCCTTCAACAATAAGTTTTCCATATTCAGTATAAACATTAAGTTCATTTTTACTAAATCCTGCTAATGCTATTTCTAGTATCGACTCAACATTATTTACATGAATAAGATTGTAGGGTGGATAGTTTGTTGCGGTTTCATAAGAATTGAAAAAATTATCTAGGTATGAGTCCATACCAATTCCATTCTTAGAAATAATCTTCATTAATTCTGGAAGATTAGCAGTATGATACTTTTGTAAGTAAGTCATAGTTCTCCTTTAATAAGCGAGTGTAAATTGTGTCCCCGAAGGCGACATTACTAATTATAACACCAACGTTTTAAGTACAGGTGTAGAAAACCGCATAAAAAAAAGACCCTCTGCCCCACTCTCTGAGTTGCATCTTAGGTCTAAAAAAGGAGGGAGGTTGGGTTCCTGTGTACCAACAAAGAACGGGCATTACTACAGAGTAAATACGTTCTTGCCTGAGACCCGATTGGTAAATCGATTCTACTTTCGTAGCAGCACCACCTGTGTCTCATCACCTTATCCAGCGTTTGCCAGAAAGATTATTCAGTCACTCCCATTGTTGCGTCCAACAATATAAGTATAGCATATTTTTTTACTTTGTCAACATAATATTTTTTTCAGGAAACCATAATATATCAATATCAGTATTTTTAAATGTTTCGATTGCTTGTTGTGGAGTCTCTATTAATGGTTTACCAGCTTCATTAAAACTTGTATTAAGTAAAACAGAAACATTAGTTAATTTTTTAAATTCATTAAGAACATTGTAAAAATGGGAAATTGAATTATTAATAGTTTGTATTCTAGATGTACCATCCACATGAGTAACACCAGGTATTTCATTGCTAATAACTGGAAATGAAATTGTCATTTCTGGACTACTTTCTAAGTGATACATATTAAAATATTTTTTAGAATCTTTTTCTAAAACTATTGCTGCAAATGGTCTATACCACTCTCTGTTCTTTACTTTATTAATTTTATTTTTAGCATCTGGATCTCTCGCATCAAATAATATTGATCTATTACCCAGTGCTCTTGGTCCTACTTCTGCTTGACCATTAAATACTGCAACTATTTTACCTTGAGTTAGGTAATTTGCTATTTGTTTTTCATCTGCTTGTTCACCATCTATATTTTTTAAATCATATTTAAAACTATGGAAAAAAGTATCATAAGGAATTTTAGGTATTATATTTTCAGTTCTTTGATGAAAAAGTAAAGATGAACCTATAGTTATTCCAGTATCATCTGCAATTGGTTCAAAATAAAATTCAACATCTGGTAAACTTTTAATCAAATAACTATTACATACAACATTTAAGGCATACCCACCAACCAAACAAACTTTCTTAATACCAGTTTTATTAGTGTACTTTTTTACAAGTCTTAAAACTTCCTCTTGAGTTTGTTTCTGAACTTGATAGGCATAATCAGCATAGAATTGATAATTATCTTTTGTAATTTCACTAGTTTTATCATCTATAAAATCTTTATTAAAACAAACATCATTTTCCTGTTCTTGGTCAAAATACTTAAAGAAGTAATGACTATTAACCACACCTTCATAAAATAATTTTTTGTAATTTTTATTTTTACCATATGCAGATAGACCCATAGTTTTTCCAGCCTCATGTATATCCTGTCCCATAAGTGCGGTTGCACTTTCATACATTTGAGTCATACCACAAGAACTATCACACATAACATCACAATTCAAGGTCTTTAAAAATTGGTGAGTTTCTATATCAAACAAATTTTCTGAGAGATGCATTCCATCCTCTTGCACTGTAATATGAGTAGTTCTTACAAAATTTTTGTATATTGTTTCAAAATCATAATTTTTATTAATTTTAAATATACTCTCTACTTCAGTTACTTTTTCATGATGAGTTCCATTTCTATCAATGACAACCACAAGAGATTCTTCAAATTTACTTTTTTCAAATGCTAGAAAAGCATGACATAAATGATGTTCAGTTCTCATCAAAACTATTTCACAATCAAATTGTTTTTTGATCCAAGGAATTAAGTTACTTTGAATATATGGATCATAAATTGCTACTGAATTTACTAAGACAGTATCTATATCATAATTTTTCTTTATTAACTCTGCTACACATTTTATTATACCCCCATCTTTTTTAATACCAGAAAATCTTTCTTCTTTCAAAAAACATTCTAATTTTCCATTAACAAAGTAAGCGACACTAGCATCGTGAGATGCAAGGACTGATAAAATTTTCACAGATTATTCTTCTCCCTTCTTTTTCTTCGCTCCAATATTATATTTCGTTTCTAATATCCATTCTCCTTTATCTTTAAATGATAACACTTTAATTTGATTTAAAGGTGCAATATCTTGTATGCGAATTACATCGACCACACCAACCAATCCCCAATCAGCAAGAAGCTGAGCAATACGGTTGCGACGCTGAACATCATTAGAAGTAAGGTTAGCGTGTTTCCCGTCAAGAGCAAAAAGTTCTTTAAAGTGGACAAGATAATACCTCCCTTGCTTATGAAGTATGTGACAACTTTGATATATTTTCTTTTCTTTCCTACTTGCT